GAAATATACGGCCTGGCCAGTGTCTTTTTATGCGTTCGTCGATTCTAGGGGTGTTTCTGTGCGTCTGGTGCGGATTGTAGAGAAGCTCTAAACCCTCTAGCTAGCTGTTCCTTGATTCTCCTGGCCCACTCGATACATTCTTCCTGCCTCTGGTTTCTGTATCCGTCTGGGATTATGGGCCACATGAAGTCTTCTAGCTTTGCTTGCAAGCAGTAGGTGAACTCCGGGCCCTTGAGTCCTAGCCTCTGGATGTACTCGTGCTCCCGCTTTGTTAAGAAAACTACACCATTGTCAGTCTCCCGGGGATGATCGCTTATCGCGTACTTCCTCCCGCAGGGGCTCACCATCGTCTTGTACAGCATTTGTTCAGTTTAGTGTTGACCTTGAGAGTCAATCAACGGAATTACTTGCGTCCTGTATTTTACCGTGTAATCCTATTCTTACGCTGACCCGTCGCATCTCGCCATGAATCACGGATGACTAGTGGCGAGAGTCCTAATCGTGCTTATATTGAACTTATGCCAGTACTAGAGAAGAGATACGATTCTAAAGGGAACGAAGTTGGGGTCACATTCTGTCCAACTGGGAAAATGATGGAGTTCGCCATGCGGCGTTCCAGTCCAAAAAACATCCACAAGACTAATGAAGAAATCTTTAAAGAGATTGGGTTATCTGAACAGATCATTAGAAGCTGGCAGAATAAATATAACCCTCACTTCGATGAGTGGCTGGCAGAAGCTCTTGAGACATATTCCGCTCCCCTAAAGGAAGCACTATACGCTGTTGGCGTTAAGCACGCCCTCGCTGGAGATTTCAACTTCTGGAAGCCCATGGCGCAAACACATGGAGTTATTTCTAACGAAGTAGTAGAACTAAACGTAGTTTCAAAAGAAGTAAAAAAACTATCGGAGATGACACCTGAACAGCTCGCTGAACACCAAAAATCCCTTATGGCAGCCATTTCAGAAGACGACACCGGAGATGGTGAAGTGGCTTACGCTTCTAGCGGAGAAGAACAAGGAAGCAATAGCAACGGAGATAAACCTCTGTAAGAGCGATCCATGGCGTTTTTTAATGCTTTGGTGCAAAACCGAAGACACGCACTCCAAGGAATCTCCATTCCAAGCATTTCCAGATCGAGCCCACTTATTTTATCTAACGAAGTTGTGGCAGACCGAAAAAAGGATTCTCGTTCCAAAAGCAAGGCAGATGACTGTCACATGGCTTTTCTGTGCGCTATATTTATGGAAGGCGATTCATTTTCCTTCTAGGCTAATTTTCTTTGTTTCAAAAAAAGAAGAAGACGCAGATGGAAATATTCTTCGCGCACTTTCGATTTATGAACGCTTGCCGAAATTCTATCGAGATTACTGTAAAGGAATTCATAAAGGTAATTCTCCTTATACCTATTGTAATCTCCGCTTTGATAATCGCTCTCGCATGTGGGGCATTCCTTCTGGTGGCGATCAAATGCGTCAGTATACTGCATCAGATATTTTCTCTGACGAGGGTGCGTTTCAAGAGGAACTAAAAGAAGGGCTAGCTTCCGCAATACCAACTCTTGGCAAGCATGGCGGCATCGCGATTGTTTCTTCGGCAGCCCCATCGCATTTTCAAGATTTAGTATTTGACGTTGAATAAACTCCGAAATACAATCCGGCCATGATTTTACTATTACTTCATGCGCTAACCGCACAGGCTGGCGACATCCAGACATGCGTTTATAAAACATTCAACGTAGACAACTGCAATTACTGCGTCGTGTCTCAATGCGGAGATGAGATTCAAGGAATCGTTTGCACCGAACAGTTCTGTCCCGTAGATTTGGATATCAATGCAGATCAAGACAATTTGCGGAAGTGAATACGCTGTTATATCTGAGCATCAGCTTGGAATGTCTTCTGGCGTAATAACGATAACAGAGGCCATACCCGTTAAATTTCTTAATGGTCTTGCCGAACACAATATGGAGTTTGGTACTGAGGCCTATCGAATATCTCCAACAACCTTCCTTACTTTTAAGCCAAACGATAATCAAGTTGTCAGTTAATTAAACTTACGTCATCCTAATACTGATGTAGTTGGGTTTAGTTGATTTCTCCCGGCTACGTCCGGTTGCCCACTTAGGATATCCGCCGCATAGCTGACTTGGAGAGGATCTTGGGCTTCTCCTCTCAGCCCATAGGAGATTTATGGATAAAGGCGTAATGCAAGCGGTACATGCACTTCTTATGATGAAGGCTCAGGGAGTTAAAGCTCCTAATCCAGTAGAAAGACCGCTTGGGGAATTCCCTGCCCATCCAACAGATGTAGAATCAGCAAAATCAACCAAGCCCCACACACAGCGCAAGATTCCCCAGGAAATGATGGATGAGCTTCTAAAGAAAAAGATTTATTCCATGAGCCCAGAGTCGGCCACAACGGATGAGGGATTGAGCTTAATCAATAAAGGCTTCTAGTGAGAACAGTTAACGAAGAAGTCTTAAAGCTTAAGATTGAGCCGCCAGAACACGCCGAAGTATTCTGGGAAGATATCCACGGCATGAAGTTCTGGAAGAATCAGAAGAATGGCTACACTGTTGCTGCTGTTCATTTCTCAGCCGATCCAGAAAAAAACAGCCTTGATTGGTTTCAGGAAGCAACGCGTAACTTAACTCAGGACAAGATCGACCAAGAATATCACATTAGCTTTGAGTCTAAGGCTGGTAAACGCGTATTTCCGTATCTCGCCATGAACCCTGGGCGATGGCTTGTTAAACCACGGGAGATTAAAAAGAATGAAACAATTATTGCTTCACTCGATTTCGGTTCTCGCAATCCTACCGCTATTCTTTTTCACGCCGTTGATCATCGTGGCCGCTTTCATACCTTTAGTGAGTTCTACAAGCCGTCGACACCAAGTGAGATCGCGCGTTGGCTCAAGAACCATCCATACTGGACGCGATGCTTAAAGGTTGTTGCCGATCCATCGATATTTAACTCAAACCAACACGACCTTGAAGGCGGGGCCATTAAATCGATTGCCTCAATGCTGGAAGAGCTTGGTATCTATAATCTTGAAAAAGGCGAGAACGATCGTATTGCTGGTCTTCAACGAATGAAGGAGATGCTTCGTTACCAAGAGGCACAGAACCTTGAACCTTATTGGTCCATCTCAACGGACTGCCCAAAGCTTTGGTGGGAGCTGTGTGGTCTTACCTATCGAGAGAATACTGACAAGCAGCGTCTAACAAAGAACGAAGAAGAAGATGTTGTTAAGAAAGATGACCATGCCTTCGATTCTGCCAGGTACGCACTTATGTCTTGGAACAGCCCGTCGGAACTACCTGAAAGAAAAGGAACCGGCACAAGCTGGACGATGAAAGAAATAGAAGAAGAGATTGACGATCATTACGATAGAGAAGAAGCTCTTGATAGATTAGTCTAAGGCAAGGTAGCCTTAGAATATACAAGGAGTCATTGATGACACCAATAAGCCCGAAGGTATGGGCAGAGCGTATTGAGCGCTCTAAAAAATCACAGGAAAACGTTCGTAGAGAAGCTTTCCAATACTTACGTGCTTATCAGGGCGATTACTCAGTTTCGGGCAAAAGACGTAAAAACGTATACCGCGATGAGATGAACGTTAATATGGTATACGCGATGGTCGAGCTTATCACGCCATCGATCTACACCGGACAGCCTAGTGTTGTTGTTTTTCCTAAGCGCCAAGAATTTGACGCTGGAGCGAAGCTTTATCAAGGCGTAATAAATTATTGGCTCACAGAGCTTGATGCTGGTGGTGAATTTAGCCGCGCTATTTTTGATTCCTTCTTTGGCTATGCTGCAATCGAAGTAGGCTGGCACTACGAGACAAAGATTTTTAAAACAAAGCAACCGAACACAGTAATTCTTGATGATGGATCACAGCACATCAACATGGAGGACGTGGAAGAAGAGAAAGTTTTAAAGGATCAGCCGTATTTAAAGTGGCGTGATCCATTTGATGTTCTTCTAGATCCAGATGTTCCTCGTCGTAAGGATGGCCGCTTTCAGATTATTCGTGACATCGTTACTTATCAGTTTTTCCTTGGCATGCCTGATGTTTCTGTTGAGATGAAGCAGAAGGTTCGTCCATCACACAGACCTGATGATGAATATAAGCGCGATATGGAAGATGGCATGAAGCGCGAGCTTAAATCTGATGAAGAGTGGGTTGAGCTTTATTGGATTTGGGATCGAGAATCGGAGCAGAAGTATCTCTGGACTCCGCAGGTTTCAGACGAATACTTATCCGTTCAGCCGTGGCCATATGAAATCAATTACAAGGATGATCCGTTCCCAGTAACCATCCTTGATGGAAAGACTGATCCACGAAATCCGTACACATTTTCAGAGATTCGTCCTTTGTGGGATCACATTATTGAGCGTAACCGCTTAAGAACTGCGGCGAATATCCACATGAAGCGTAGCTTGCCGAAATATATTTATAGCAAGCAAGCAGGAACACGATCACAGATCGCTAAGTTCTTTAACTCTAGAATCGATGAAGCAACGGAGATGAATAATCCTGATGGTTTAAAAATTGCGCCAGTTGCCGAGTTTCCACCAGAGCTTTACAAGTGGGATGAAGTTTTAAAAGAAGACTTCATGAATATTTCTTCATTATCTGAATATCAGAACGAGTCTCTTGCCGATACGGCAACAGAAGCCTCGATTATTGAAGGCAGATCCACGATTCGCAAGAATCAGAAGCGAAAGATGATTGAACAGTTTATCGTCGCCAACGCCGCCAAGCTTGGAATGCTCTGTCAGCAGTTCATGGATAAGCAGCAAGCCATCATGATCGAAGGAAACGAAGGAGCAAACTGGATTAATGTTACGAAGGAGCAGATTCAGGGTGAATACGCTTACGATATCGAGCCTGGAATCATGGAGCCTAAGAACGAAGCCCTTCACCGCCAGCAGGTTCTTAAGTACGGCGAGATAATGGCTTCTAATCCGCAGGTTGATCAACGAATTCTTGCCATCGAGATTACGAAGGCTTTTGGGCTTCCAGCTGAGAAAATGCTTATGCCTGAACAGCAGGTTCAGCAGAATCAGCAGGCCGCACAGTCTGCCGAAGAAGATAAAACAAAGTTTAAGGACATGGACATCGATCAGATTCCAGATCCTAATATTAAGGCGCGTGTTGTCATGCACCTTCTTGAAAAGATGGGAATTGACATCACGAAGATACCCATTCCTCAGCAAGGAGCCCCACAGCCTGGGCAGCAGGTTCCATCAGACATGGCCGGTATGCCGGTTGAACCTCATGGCGGACACTTAGGCCTTGAGCCTGTTGATGGACAACAGATGACTCAACCAGCGAGCATGCATCCGCCGACATGAGAACGAGTATCGTAGATATTCCTTGCATGCACCAAGACTGCCCAAGCCATACGTTATCCGATGAGGATTATGAAAAGGCTAAGGGCGACTCATGGAGAATAGCCGGTCCTTTAGGAGAAAGCTGGAGTCGCTTTAAAAAAGAAGGCGATGCCAAATATCGCTGTAAACACATTCTAAAGGATGATCACGTAAGTAAGCCTGAGTGGAAGTGCTGTGCCTGTGGAAAACCAGCCGAATTTAGACCCGATCTACACTGGGATGGTCCAAGCTATCCGTATCACAACAGCTCTATCGAGGTTACATTCACTGATAAACACCATGAGAGACAGTACGCTAAACAGCATGGCCTTGTAGAGAAAGACTATAAGGCAAAGCATCGCCATTCCAGATAGTTATTGCCTTATAGACCTATTCATCTAAACTCTCTATTGAGATTAATGATGATCTCACTCAAAATAATACAAGGAGAGTATAATGACCCAAGACACGGAAGAATTGGAACAGGCTAGTTCCGGCCAAGAGGAAGCAGTAGACGCATCCAACAGCCAAGATGACGCCCAGGCAACAGAGGAAACTCCAAGAGCCGCCAAGGAGGCCACAAGTGAAGGCCAAGCCACTGAAGCGCAGAAGATGGATTGGGAGAAATCCTATAAACATCTTGAAAAGCGATACACGCAGGACAGCCAACGCTTAAAGCAGTACGAGAGAGATTATAATGAACGATGGAAGACGCAGCTTGAAATGTATGAGCGATTAGAAAAAGCTCTTGCGAACAAGCCAGAAGCCATTGAATACCTACAGAAGGTTATTCATGGTCAAAACGTTGATCCACAGCTTCAAGATAATCCGGTCTATCAACAGCTAAAGCCACAGATAGATAAGATTCAACAACTTGAATCCTTTATCCAAGAGTTTCAGCAGGAACGAGTAAGACAGAATGCCGAGAGCATTGTTGATAAAGTAGAGTCCGATGCAAAATCGTTCTATAAAGAACAGTTTGGCAAAGAGCCTACGAGTGAACAAATGTCTCAGATGATTAATTGGATGGTGGAGAATCAGTTCTACAACGGCAAAGCTGCCGCTAAGGAATTGTTTTTTGATGACATCGTAGCACATCGCTCACAGTCAGCACTCCAAGCCAATCAAGTTAAAAAGGGATTAGGAACTACTCGAACACAGACCATGAATTCCGCTGCCGCCAAGAAGCCATCGAGCGATCGAATGAGCTTTAAAGAGGCATGGAAAGCTGCCAAAGAAGAAATCGGTTGGGAATCGTAATCTCCGGAACATAAACCATATCTTTAAAGGAGATAAATTATGGCTGCCGGACCAGGTAACTATGATTCGCTAGTAGCGTCTACGATTAAGAAGTATAAAAAGGGCTTCGTAGACCAAATTATCAGGGATAACTTCATCTTTAGCGCGCTTTGCGGTAAAGACCTTGCATCCGCAGTATATCAGTCGGAAGACCGTGAACAAGACGGTGAATTTGGCGACGGTCTCAAATTTGAGAACGGCGGTGAAAAGATTTTCTTCCCACTCATGTATGCTAAGAACGCCACGGTTAAT